AAAAAAAGAGCTAGTGATTTGGCAAATGGTCAATCACTAAGCGCTCAAACAATTTTGAGAATGTATTCATTCTTCAAAAGACATGAAGTTGATAAAAAAGCAGAAGGCTTCAATTCGGGAGAAGATGGTTTCCCATCTCCAGGTCGAGTTGCATGGTCAGCATGGGGAGGCGATGCAGGATTTTCCTGGTCAACCAAAATTCGAAATCAAATATCAAAAAGCGCTAGAGCGCTTTCTCTGATGGCATCCGAGGAGGGTGACATGGCTGACATGAATCAAGTTCCAGACCTGAATGAGGAACTGACTGAACTTCTCGCAGATGTTGTGAGCTTTTATTTCCGCGCACATGGCGCTCACTGGAATGTAAAGGGCGCTGACTTTAGCGAATATCACAAACTTTTCTTGAAAATTTATGAAGATGTCTATGAATCAATTGATCCAATTGCCGAAAACCTTCGCAAATTAGGTTCAATTGCTCCATTCACATTGTCTTCATTTTTGACACTTCGCTCAATAGATGATGCTTCAACAATCCTTCAAGACCCAATTGCCTTGGCAACTGACCTTTTAGCAGCCAATGACATGATCATTGATGAGCTTTCAGATGCTTTTGATTGCGCCACAAACTACAATCAACAAGGTGTTGCTAACTTCCTTGCTGGTCGCATTGATCAACATCAGTTCTGGAAGTGGCAATTGACCGCTTCTCTTGGTCAAGAAGTCACTCAACCGGCTACTGACCCACTTGATGCTCAAGGAATTGATGCAGATGATGTTGAAGAAGATGAAGGCGCAACAATGCCTATGGACATTGTCTATGGTCGATCTGCAATTGGTGCAGTTGGGCTTCATTTCGCACCGAGAGACACTTCTTGGGATGCCGCAGCCGCTAACAAGAGAATTCAGGCTTGGGCTGGCGGTAAAGACAATATGGACTGGTCAAAGTATGCAAATGCTTTCTTTTATGTTGATTCTGCCGATAAAGAAAAACTTGGTTCTTACAAATTACAATTTGCCGACATAATTGATGGCAAATTGCTTGCAATTCCAAAGGCAATCTTCGCTGTTGCTGGAGTTTTGAACGGCGCAAGAGGCGGCGTTGATATTCCTGCTGCCGATATTGCTTCAATCAAGGGCAAAGTTTCAACTTATTACTCACAAATGGCCAAGGCTTTTGACGATGATTCGATCAAAGCACCGTTCGGGGGTCGTTCAGAAGAGGAATCAACAATGATTGAAGAGCGCAAAACAATGATCCGCAACGCCGAACAAATCACAATGCAAGCCGAGGTTCGCTCGATTGCTACTGATGACGGCTCAATAAAGGTTGCCGGATACGCCGCAACTTTCAATAATGAAGCAACTGGTCTGAATTTTCGCGAAGTTATCGCGCCAGGAGCATTCACTCGCACTTTAAAAAGCGACAATCCAATTTTCCTTCTTATCAATCACGATATGGAACAACTTCCACTTGCTTCAACTCGCTCTGGCACTTTGAAATTGTCAGAAGATGAGATTGGCCTTCGTATGGAAGCCACACTTGATCCATTGAACCCTCGCGCTGCCGAACTTGCTTCAGCTCTTGGTCGTGGTGATGTTGATAAGATGTCATTCGCATTCACCGTTGCTCCTGGCGGGGATACTCGCGCTGAAGGACTTCGCACATTGACCGATCTTGATCTCTATGAGATTTCAGTCGTCAATCTTCCAGCCTATGACGACACTTCAGTTGGACTTCGAGCAGAAGCCAAGTCTGATGAACTAACACTTCGCAAGCGCAAGTTGGCCGCGAAGTTCAAACACTATTCGCTGACCAAGTAGTCAAGCGATTTACCCTCGGCGCAATTCGCCTCGGCGGTTTTCCATTCACTCATCCTGAGAGGAGACTCAATTGTCTCTAGTTTCAAAACTCAAGGAACAACGCGATGGCTTGGCAGCCACAGCAGAAGCAGTTCTTGCTGCTGATGATGTAACCGCCGAAGCACTCGATACTGTTTCTGCAACACATGAAGAAATCGCAGCGCTCGATGAGCGCATCGCAACTGCCGAAAAGGTAGAAGCTCGCACAGCAGCAATTGCTGAATCACGCGCAGCAGCAGGAGTCAAGACTTTCGGTGGCGCAGTTGTCACACGCGAAGAAATGACTTACGACAAGAATGGCAAGAACTCATTCGTTCGCGACATGATCAACGCCACTCTTCGCAATGACTCAAACTCATGGGAGCGCCTAAACCGCCACCAAACTGAAGTCAATGTTGAAACTCGCGACATCTCACGCACCGACACTGCCGGTGGAGATTTCGTTCCTCCAATTTACCTCATCAACGAATACGCAGAGTTTGCTCGCGCTGCTCGCGTAACCGCTGACCTTATGACAAACATGGCACTCCCTGCTGGGACTGACTCTATAAATATTCCGGCTGTAACCACCGGAACTTTAGCGGCATTCCAGTCTGCTGATAACACAGCAACAACAACTCGCGACATGGTCACATCAACAGTAACAGCTCCAGTTCGCACTGTTAGCGGTTATGAGAATGTTTCGATTCAGCTTGTTGAACAATCACCTCTTGCTGGCGGTCTTGACCGTCTAGTATTCGGCGATTTGATGGCTGACTATGCTCTACAAGTCAACACTGCTGTTCTATCTGCAAACGATGGTTCTTCTGCTGGTCAAGTAAAGGGTCTCCTTTATTCAGCCAACGCAGGACTTCCTGTAACTTGGACTGAAACAACTCCAACAGGTGTCAATGGTCTAAAGGCAATTGCTCAAGCAATTTCAAGCGTTGTCACAAACCGTTACAAGGCTCCTGAAGGTATCGTAATGCATCCCTCAACCTGGTACTGGTTCCTTTCACAAGTTGACGGATCAAACCGCCCACTTGTTGTTCCAGTTTCACCTGCTTCACAAGCATTCAACTCAAACGGAACTGCAACAACTGCCGGCGCTCCTGCTGGTCTAGTTGGAACAATTCATGGTGTTCCTGTTTACATCGATGCAACAATGTCGAAGGTTTACAACACCAACCAATCTCCAATCATCGTTGGAAAGTTCTCCGATTCTTACCTCTTCGAAAGCGGAGTAAAGACTCGCGTTCTTCCAGATGTTCTATCTGCAAACTTGACAGTTCGCTTCCAGGTTTACGGATACCTCGCATTAGCTCATCGCTACGCGAAGTCAGCAGCCGCAGTCTCAGGCACTGGCACAGTTGCACCTTCAGGCTACTAATAGCCTCAGCCTTGGCGCTGGCTCTGCTTTCGAGTAGAGTCAGCGCTTCGGCGCACTAACTAATTCGGGGGAATTATGGAATCAATATTTCTTGAAGGTTTAAAAACCGCTCGCTCATTGATTGTCAATGGCGACATTTCCGCGCTTGATGCTCTTATTGCCGAGCATGAAGCTGGAACAATTGAAACAGCAGCCATTCGACCATTGGCTGAAACTAGATGAAAACAGGCGACAAAGTTTGCATCGGAATGGTCAACAATGGAACAATCAATGGGCTTCTTGCTCAAGATTTGATTCATATTTCTAAAGAAACTTCACGCCGATTTGATCATTTAGTTCAAGTTGGGAATGTTGGGCTTACCACTCGCTCACGAAATCTAGTTGTCAAAACATTTCTTGAGACAACAACATCTCAATGGCTTTTGATGGTTGATTCCGATGAAAGATTATCGGTTGAAACTTGGCTAAAACTTATTGATGCTGCCCACGATACTGAACGACCAATTATGGCTGGTTTAGTATTTGCCGCTTTTTTTGATGAAAAAGATAATTTGCGACCAGTTCCAACAATTTACAAAATGATTGATACTGGATTGCAAGCAATTGATGATTATGAAAAAGATGCCATTTTTGAAGTTGATGCTGCTGGAACAGGATGTCTTCTAATCCATCGCAGTGTTTTGGAGAAAATGCGCGATAATGCCACTCCAAATCAAGGTCGAGACTGGGCTTGGTTTGTTGAAGGCGCAATTGATGGAACTTATTTTGGCGAGGATTTACTATTTTCCAAGCGATTGAAATCTCTTGGTTACAAAATTCATGTTCATACCGGTGCAATTCTTGCACATCAAAAACAATTTTGGCTCGATGACCGCTACCACATAACAATAAGACAAGCGGCTTTGAATAATTATGAAGCATCAGGCTCAGATGTACCCCTGGCAGATGAGTCTGATGCCCTAACTTCTAAGGAGTAACCGATGGCAAGTTACGATCTCGGTGACAAAGTTTATTTGACTTGGCTCACCGTTGATTCATCTGGCGCAGCCGCCAATCCTGGCACAGTGACCGCCTCAGTTACCCTTCCAGATGGCTCAAATGTCTCTCTAACGACCGCAACTAGCGTGACTGGCACTTACACCACCACTTACCTGCCAACACAGGTTGGTCGCCATGTTTATGCTTGGAATGCCACCGGCACTTGGCCACAGGCTTATTCGGACATTTTTGAAGTTCGAGACATCAACGACATTGGAATTGTTGGATATGATGAAGTTTTGGAATATCTAAACATTCCAACAGCGAGCGCCAATGAAAATGAAGTGCGCCGATTTATGGATGCCGCCACTGATCTTGCTGAGCAATACACCGGCATTGTTCTTGGTCGCCGTACTTATACAAATGAACTTTATGATGGCAGTGCAATGGGAGCAAGTGGAGAATTCCTTCGCATTCGCAATCCAAAAATGTTGTCAGTGACCTCGGTTTATGAAAACAACGCTTTGCTTGGTGCAAATGCTTATTCTATTGATCCAACTGGTCAACGCCTTTATCGTGTTGGTTCTGACACTTTATATTCATCAAATTCTTATGGATATTGGGCTCCAGGCATGAACAATATCAAAGTCACTTATGTTGCCGGTTATGCCAATCCACCAATGAGCGCCAAGCAAGGCGTTCTTGAAATCATTCGTCATTTATGGCAAACCCAAAGAGGCGCAATGAATGTGATGGGTCGAAATCTTGGTGGCGATGAACTTTATTCAAGCCCAACTTATTCACTTCCTCGCCGAGCAATGGAATTACTTGATCCAACTAGCTTACCTGGCATTGCCTAATGACAGTCTCAACCAAGTTTCCAACAATGATCAGCAGCTTGATCACCGCACTTGGAAACGCTTCATCTTTGACAGGCGTTCGAGTATTTGATGGCGCTGAAGTTGACGAGTCTTATCCTGGCGATGCAATCGCCGTTGGACATGATGGTTCAAATGCCGATGTTGAAATGCAAATCGGTAGCGTTAGAAATACACCACTTGATTTCTCAGATATACATGAGGAAAATGGCTCAATCAGTTGCTCGCTTTGGTCATGGGATGGCGGGTCAAGTGTTACTGCTCGCAGAATTCGGGCTTATGCCTTGCTCTCAGCAGTTGACACAGTAATTCGTGCCGATCCAACTTTTGCTGGAACTTGTTTCTATTCATGGTTGGAATCACACACAACAAGTTATCGCCAAACCACAACTGGCGCGGCAGTAGTAATCAATTTCAATATATCTTACCAAGCCCAGTCATAAGGAGACCCAATGGCTTACACAATCACCTCAGATCGTTTGGATTGCGCCAAAGTCAATGGCGACTCCATTACCGATGAAGAATTACTAGCAATGGGAGCGAACATTGATGCTCTCCTTGTTGGTGGTCATATCACAACCAACGCAAGTGCCAAAGCAACCGCGCCAGTAGCACAACCAGCAACCACAGAAGGAGCAACTAAATGAGTAAGATTGTTCTTACCGATGCCAAGGTGACGATCAACTCCGTCATACTTAGCGACCACATCAATAACATCACAATTGAAACCAAAGACGACATTGTGGAAACAACTGCATTCGGCGTTTCGGGAGCTGCTAAAACTCGCGTTGCCGGTCTTGCTGATAACTCAGTGAGCATTGACTTCCATCAAGATTTTGCTTCAGCAAATGTCGAAGCAACCATTTATCCTTTGATTGGGCAGACAACAACAATCGTTGTTCAACCAGCATCAACCGCAGTATCAACAACAAACCCAACCTACACATTTTCCGCGCTAGTTTCAGACTGGACTCCACTCAAGGGTGGAATTGGTCAACTTGCAACTGCTTCAGTTACATGGCCAATTAGCGGAGCGATCACAAAGGCGACTGCATAATGGCAAAACTCGTACTTACAAACCCATCAATTACAATTGCTGGCATTGATCTCAGTGACCATATAAATAACATCACGCTTGAAACCAAGTACGATATTATAGAAACCACAACATTTGGCTCGGTTTCAAAGTCTAGAGTTGCTGGTTTGGCAGATAATTCAATTTCGCTTGACTTTATGCAGGATTTTGGTTCTTCATCAGTTGAAGCAACAATTTATCCGCTACTTGGCACAGCCACAACAATTGTGATCAAGCCAGTTGCCGGAACTACTACAACAACAAATCCTCAATATACAGTTTCAGCAGTTGTTTCAGACTGGACTCCACTCAAGGGTGGAATTGGTCAACTTGCAACTGCATCGGTAACATGGCCAGTATCAGGCGCAATCGCCAAAGCAACATCCTAATCAACTAACTAAGGGGAAAAATCATGGATGGATTATCAATAAAGGTAAAGACAACCGATGGTGTAGAAGCAACTTATTCGTTGCGGCCTAGAATCATTGTGGACTTTGAACAAAAGTTCGGCAAGGGAATGGCAAAGCTACTCGGTGAAGAGCAGAAACTTGAGCATATCTATTACTTAGGTTGGAAAGCGCTTCAGTCAAATGGGGTAGTTGTGAAGCCATTTGGCGGGGATTTCCTTGACACATTGGTATCAGTTGAATTGGTAACTGATCCTTCTTTCGAATCCACCGAAACAGCCTAACTTACTCAATCGCGGCTATTTCGGTTGAAACTGGGTTATCCCCATCAGCGTTGCTAGATGCTCCTGATGGGGTACTCGAAGCAATTGTTGTATATCTCCAGGAGAAAAATAAGTCGAGAGAGTAAACATGGCCGAGAATTTTGTTTTGACAGGATTGCACGAAACAGTTGCCGGTCTAAAGGCATTTGATGATGCATCTTTGAAAAAATTCAACAAGGTCATCAACGATTCCTTGCGAGAACTCAAGGTTGAAGCGCAAGCTCTTGTTCCAGATGCGCCACCTATGAGCGGTTGGAGAACCACGCCAGCCAAAAAACCTTACAAATCAACTCGCGGAGGAGCAGGGTGGCCAGCTTGGTCAAGTTCAGAAATAAAGGCTGGAATTGTTACATCGAGAGCGCAAGGCAAAGCAAGGCGTGTTGATTACACCACAAGTGCCGGCGCTCTCATAAACAAATCCGCAGCAGGTGCGATTTTTGATATTGCCAACAGAATAAAAGACAGTGGAACTACACCTCAAGGCGAAAATTTTAGAAAAGTTTTAGATGAAAGATTTGAAGGTGCTTCTCGCATTGTTTATCGCGTAGTTGATAAACATAGAATTGAAATTCAATTGAAATTCAAAAAAGCGCTAGATGAAGCAAAAGTAGATTTACAAAAAGCATTGCAATCTCAGCAAACAAAGGAGTAACTTGTGGCAACTGGCGCGATAATCGCTCGGATTGTTTCTGAATACTCCGACAAGGGAACAAAAGCCGCAGCCAAAGACCTACAATCCGTTGGCAAAGAATTTGATGCCTTTGGTGGCAAAGTCAAAAAGGCTTTTGAAGTTGCCACTCTTGCATCCGCAGCATTTGCTGTCAAAATTGGCATTGATTCAGTCAAAGCCGCATTAGCCGATCAAAAGTCTCAAGCGCTTCTTGCTGCCTCATTGAAAAATACAACCGGTGCAAATCAGGCCGCGATCAAGAGCGCTGATGATTACATCAAGAAGACAATGCTTCGCCTTGGCGTTACTGATGACGAATTGCGCCCATCTCTAGCTGCTTTGGCAACCGCTACTCATAGCGTTACCGAAGCTGAAAAATTGCAAACCCTTGCTTTAGATATTTCAGCAGGTCGTGGAAAAGATTTGGGTGCTGTTTCTATTGCACTTGCCAAGGCTTATGATGGAAATTTCACCGCTCTCAAGCGCCTTGGTATTCCACTTTCCGAAAACTTGATCAAGTCAAAAGATTTCACCGGCATAGTCAAGGAACTTTCCGCAGCCGTTGGTGGTCAAGCAACCGTTGCCGCAGACACTCTTGCCGGTCGCATGGATCGAGTAAAATTAGCATTTGATGAAGCCAAGAAGTCTCTTGGTTATGCCTTGATGCCAGTGATTCAAGATTTCCTCTCTACTCTTACTGATCAAGTTTTGCCAAAATTGCAACTTTGGATTGATGCCAATAAAGATAAGTTGGCCGCAGGTCTCAAGACTGCCGCAACTGCACTTGGCAATTTGCTCAAAAATGGAATTGCCTTTGGCGAGTGGATTACAACTCACATGACTTTGGTCAAA